GATATAGAGTTAAGTAACCAAAGGTATGATTACTGGATTGACGCAAATGAAGCTATAATTATGCTTCACTATAGTGTTGGTTCAGCGTTCAAGACACCATTCTGGGATTATGCTCAAGAACGCGGTAGGAAATGTATGCAAAATGCTAATGAAAGTTTTAAGTATATGCTAAAACATTCAGTAGAACCTATGGGTCTTGGTACATATAGTAACTATTTTCCAGAACAATTCTTTCCACATGAAGAACTAAAGGCAGTTCATAGTAGCTGGTGGGAAGGCTCTTTCGCACAAAATAAGGTAGGCTTAGGTCTTACATAAACATATAATAATAAGGAGATGAGTAATGCCTCAAGAAGGTTGGCACTTATCAAAAAGTGTACCAGCAACATTACTATTTGGTTTAGTTACTCAAGGTGCGGCAATCGTCTGGACAGTATCAAGCATGAGTGGTGATATAGAACGTAATGCTTCAGACATCTCACGCAATAGAATGGACTTGTCTAACTCTATGATGCGTATAGGTGATGTAGAGAACAACGTACAAACACAAGCCGTTGATATGGCTGTAATCAATTCTAACATTCAATTCATTAAAGATGCCATTGCAGAGATGGCTAAAGATTAAGGAATAACCAAATGAAACTAGACCCTCTCGGCGGTATCGTCGAAGGTCTTGCTTCTGGTTTAGATGAATTATTTACAAGTGATGAAGAGCGTGAGGCCGCCAAGTTAAAGTTAATGACTTTGATGCAACAGCCTCACATTCTCCAAGCGGCGGCAAATATCGAGGGTGCAAAACATCGCTCAGTGTTTGTCGCTGGTTGGCGACCAGCTATCGGCTGGATAGCGGCCTGTGGCCTAGCTTATGAATTTTTAATCTTACCATTTGCAAGCCTAATAAACGCATATGCAGAATTACCTGCAGAATTACCAAATCTACAAAGCGAACAACTTATGAGCCTTGTCATGGCCTTACTAGGACTTGGTGGCATGAGAAGCTTTGAGAAATATAAAGGAGTGTCCAAGTGACTGAGAAACAACTCTTAGAACTACTACACAAAACTTTAGCGGAGAACTTACTAGCACGTATACAAGACCCTGATGCAAAATCAGCAGACCTTAACGTTGCCCGTCAGTTCTTAAAAGATAACCATATAGATGCACTTCCAGCGGACGGTAGCCCACTAGCAGACCTAGTTAAGACACTACCAGACTTTAATGACGAAGATGCAGATTTATCAGAAATGCGACCTAATTAATATATGTTTACATCCACAACCTCGTTGGGTGTTCCTATAAAACAAGACCCTTTAAGTGACTTTAGGAAATTCTTGTTTGTCTGTTGGCAACACCTCAACCTTCCCGACCCTACCCCAGTACAATATGACATAGCTAAACACATACAACATGGTGATAAGCGTATCATTGTAGAAGCCTTTAGGGGCGTAGGAAAATCATGGATTACTTCAGCCTACGTTGTGTGGTTGTTGTATATGAACCCTCAACTTAATATCTTAGTTGTATCAGCATCTAAAAACCGTGCTGATGATTTCACAACATTTACTCTTAGATTAATAAACGAGATGCCAATATTACAGCATCTTATACCAAGGACAGATCAAAGACAGTCTAAGATTAGCTTCGATGTTGGCCTAGCGGCGGCTTCACACGCACCATCAGTAAAATCTGTAGGTGTTACAGGACAGCTTGCAGGGTCACGCGCAGACGTATTGATTGCCGATGACATCGAAGTACCAAACAACTCAGCCACACAGGGCATGAGAGATAAACTCTCTGAAGCTGTGAAAGAATTTGACGCTATCTTAAAACCTAATGGACGTATCATATATCTCGGTACACCACAGAACCAAGAAAGCTTATATAACAAACTACCTGATCGTGGTTATAGTGTAAGAATATGGCCAGCTAGATATCCTAATGAAGACCAGTTGGTTTCTCTAGGTAACAAACTAGCTCCTAAGATTAAAAAAGAGATTGCAGACGATGCAGAACTACTAGGAAAATCTACAGACCCCCAGCGTTTCACTGACTATGATTTAGCAGAACGAGAGGCATCCTACGGACGGTCAGGATTTGCTCTACAGTTCATGCTAGATACAAGACTCTCAGACGCTGAAAGATACCCCCTCAAGGTCTCTGACTTGGTTGTCATGGACATACCCACCAGCGAAGCTCCAGACAAGGTTGTATGGGCTTCTGGTGAGCAGTATGTCGTACAAGAATTACCCAATGTAGCCTTCAATGGAGACTACTATCACAAGCCTATGTATATCTCAGAACAATTCGAAGAATACAGCGGTTCAGTTATGTCTATTGACCCTTCTGGTAGAGGTAAGGATGAAACAGGTTATGCTGTCGTTAAGATGCTTAATGGTTTCCTATATGTCCGCAGATGTGGTGGAGTAGACGGTGGGTATTCTGAAGAAGCCCTGCAGAAACTCGCTATGATTGCTAAAGAAGAGAATGTTAACGAGATAATCGTTGAGAGTAACTTTGGTGATGGTATGTTTAATCAGTTGATGACACCTATCCTAACTAAGATACATCCTGTTACATTGTCTGAAGTTAGACATAATACACAGAAAGAGAAACGTATTATAGACGTTCTTGAACCTGTGATGAACCAACATAAGCTAGTGGTAGACAAAAAGCTTATCAAACAGGATTACGAGAGTACACAACATCTCCCACCTGAGTCATCTTTGAGATACCAGCTTATGTATCAGATGACACGGTTAACTGCAGAACGTGGAGCGTTATCTAACGATGACCGCTTAGATAGTTTAGCAATGGCTGTACAATACTGGGTGGATGCTATGGCACAAGATGCAGAACAACGCATTGGTGCTAGAAGAGAAGAAGTATTACGAGCTGAAGTTGATAAGGTTCTACAGTCAGCCTCAATGGGTCTGGCAGTCATTACAGGACATATAGGTGATGGAGATACAGGTATGAAGTGGTAGCACTTCGGGTTTGCTCTAGGTGATTAAGTTGCACTATAGAGCTAACCCCCCCTGTATACCCCTATAGGATACTATAGGATATCTATAGGTATCTAAAGACCAGAGATAATAGGTTACTACGGGTTAGTCGTCGTAGGTAATCCTCTCATAAAAGTATAAAGACTATGAAGAATATGATAATAGATATGATGGTAAAGCTGTATTCCCGTAACAAGTTCCATAGGAATGCTATGAAAGCTATAAGAGAACTAAATGAATGTACTGATAGAGAGCTATCTGACATGGGTATCAATAGATACGAGATCAGACATAAGGTTTACTCTGGGTATCCTAAATAATTTCGGTAGAAAAATCTGAAGTGGTATACGTAAATCACCGAACGCAAAAATCCCCCTGCCCGATTGACACTCTAATTATTGTGGGTGCGCGATGGTTTGCACCATTATTTACACCACACCACCAATTCATTCAATATAGGTGGGGGATGGCAACAGTTATCCAGATTGTTACCACCTCTTTTTTACTAGGTTTCAAAAGGCCACGCCAAGAATTGAAAAGCTTTGCCTGTTTTTGCTTTCTCTACTGTTTTGAAATTCTACAGACAACCAACAGAAACCAATAGAAATCCAACCACAACCACAACCAAGGTCAACAGGCAACCATAAGACTATTATATAACTAAAGACACCATAAGATATTACAGCCCTTTTAGAGGGCTTTTTTACCGTCGTGTCTCTATTGTTTTTAATTAATTATTAATTGGTGTAAATTAACTGTTTACAATCTAATCGTTATCGCGTATTAATCTATTAATGTTAATTAAATATAAGGAAATCTTAAAATGTTAAACGATATGACAAAAACAATCTTCACAATCATTCTACTTATTATGATGGGTGCAACCACAGTATTATGCATTGCCGCTGGTGCTTTAGGTGTTGCTGGTGGTGTTATGGCAATTATTTGCGCCGCAATCATCTTAATAAACGAACATTAATTAAATCTAACCATTAACTAATACAAACCAGAGGAAATAATAAAATGACAAAAGCAATCGACACAATGCAAGAAATCACAAACAAAGTAGTTTCATTAATGGAACAACACGGGACAGACTGGTCAAGACCTTGGCGAGATAGTGCAAGGGCTGTTGGTAATCCTATCAGTGCTAAGAAACGTGAATACACTGGTATTAACTTTCTTAACCTTGGCTTTATTACTGCAATGTCTGGCTATAAATCACCAGTATTCGCCACGTTTAAACAATGGAAATCTTTAGGTGCTACAGTAAACAAAGGCTCTAAAGGAACACACGTTCTATTCTACACAACTTTAAAAATTAAAGATAAAGTAACTGGTGAAGATAAAACAATACCATATCCTAAAACTTATGTAGTTTTTAACGCTGATCAAGTTACTGGCTGGGACGGTTCGTGGCTTGAAGAAACTGACAGCGAATTAGATGGTGTTCAAGATTGGAATGACATCAAAACCGCTGATCAATTTATTGCTAAGTTACCAGCCAAGATTGAATACAAACCACAAAATCAAGCATTCTATTCACCAGCTCAAGACATTGTAGTGTTGCCAGAGCGTCACCAGTTCAAAAACGCATCAGGATTTTATGGAACTGCACTTCATGAGTTAATCCACTGGACGGGTCATAGCTCGCGTCATGATCGCTTTAAATCAATGGGCAAGTTTGGTGACAAAGATTATGCATTTGAAGAACTGGTCGCTGAGTTAGGTTCTGCCATGCTGTCAAATAAACTCAAGGTTGATAGCGAGCCACGCGCCGACCATGCAAAGTATCTTAATAGTTGGATTAAGTGTCTTAAATCAGACCCCAAAGCAATCACCAAAGCCGCCGCTTTATCTCAAAAAGCTTGCACATATTTAACTGAAGCCGCCGCCTAGGAATGCATCGGTTAACCCATCGGAGACGGTGGGTTTGCCCGTGCAATTCAGCGCGATTGAAAAGGAAAATTAAAATGGCTTCTAAAACTTCAACTATGATCAAACTAGCTAGAGAAATTCGTGAAACTGCTGATGGTGGTACACCACAAGAATTAAGAGACATTGTGTCTGAAATGATACCGCAAGGCAGGTTTAAATATCCTAGCTCTTATGATTTTAACGCTGATCTAAATGGTAGAGAGTATAGGTTTATATATGATGGTTATATCGATGATGCTTTAAGAATGGAATTTGATACAGACCCATATAATCTAGGCTGTTTTAATGCGTGGTTCTTAGCAAAATATCTTCCACTAACAAAAGAGCAAATTCTTAAAGCTCAAAAAGCTGAATGTTTTGAGGTTATAGGTCAGCTTGTTCTAGCCTGTGGAAGACTTAACGAACTGCTTGAGGACGCTGTTAGTTATGATGATTATGGACATTTTTTCTCACATTATGATGGCGTTAAAATCGACTTAGAAACAACTGATTACATGATGTTTAGAACTAATTGAGATTGCATCGGTTGGCCTATCGGAAACGGTAGGCGTTCCCATGCAATCAAGCATGATTAGGAGAATATTAAA